CTGGAACATCTAGTCCACACTTTTTCTGCCACCAGTGCGCGCACTTCTGGCATGTAGTCCTCTTACTTTCTGCCTTTTGTGCCGGAGTGGGGTAGTGCTCCTCCGGAAATTTCCGGGGAAGCTCCGGCCACAGCCTGCGATAGGCCCGCCCAGTTCGAACTTGATTGACTGCCTGATGACTAACCCCAAACAGCTTGGCAAGTTCCGCCCCACTCCTTGGATCAATGAGGATCGTTCTCACCTCGGCTGGAGTCAGACGCTTCTGGTTCAGCGGTCGACTATCCGACGTGCTGGAAACCTCCACCTCCTTCTGAAGCTTGGTGTCGTAGTAAACGCTCCAGCGAAAGCCGCAGCACTTACAGCGCAGCCGGTACGTTCTCAGACTGGAGCCGTTAGCCCAGTTGTACGTCGAAACAACTTTTCTGAATGTGTGAGTGCAATAGTCAGCCATTCCAGTGCCGAATAACGCCTGCGCAAATGAAAATGTTTGTGATCATGTAGGCCGCCAAGATACAAAAACGCACCAGTGCAACCTGATCAGCAATCCGGTCGTGCTGGTGCGCCTTCTCTCCCAGGGCCTTGGCGACAATCCGCCACCAGTGCCTCATCAGTCCAGCTGAAGCAACGCAGTCAAGGCGCAGCGATCTTCAAAAGAAAGTCGCTGGATTGCACTGCTAAAGGACTTAAGGAATACGACCACGACATAACCAGGACAGAAAAGTGCCAATAACCCCAAGAGGGCAAACATGCACCTAGTTCCTGGTGTGATCGCGGTTCCGACCACAGTCATCAGTTGAGTGTTAGCCATTGCGGTAGGCCTCAGTTGCCAGTCGATTGATCAGCCGCGTGAGATACCAGTGGCACTTTCGCGCGTCCTCAAGGGCATCTTTTTTGAGCCACATCCGACTTAGATACTTGAGGCACTGCCACTGGAGCGAACCAGCAACAGGGTCTGGCGCATGTTGCGACCAGTCCTCCAGCACCTCAATTACCTCGAACTTCCCGGCGGTGTAGTGCCGGGGACGACACACTGAATCGCTCATCCTTTGGATCCCTGAACAGATTTGTCGCCTTGGTACCTCCCAGTGTGGGAGTAGTCCTTGGACGGCAGCATCGTCATCCGATGGAACACGATCTGCGCAATCCGCATCCCAGGCCACAGAGCAACCGGATGCATGGAACGCGCGTTCTGTAGTTCCAGCGTTAGCCTCCCGCAGTACCCAGGGTCGATATACCCAGCAAGCAAATGCTCAATACCTTCCCTAGCCCTGCTCGACTTGAGTGCCAGCTGCCCAGCAATACAGTCAGGCAGCTTGAACTCCTCAAGCGTTTCAGAAAGCACGAATTCGTGCGGCTGGAGCATGAAAGGTTTTTCCTTCGTATGCCCAGCAATGGAGTACGGAACCAACTCTGGGGAAGTTGGTATCTCCACCAGTAGGTTCTCACCGAGTCTCACATCAAGACTCGCGGGATTCACAAGATCTGGATCGAAGGGAGTGACAAGCTCCCTCCGGGCCAGTGTGTGAATATCAATATCACACAGAATTGCCATCAGTTAGCTACTTCTGCGGCGATTACATCTTGAGAAAGTTGCACATGCTTCCAAGTTTTATTCCATTTAATACAATTAATTGTTGTCGGATGTACGCCGAACTCCTTAGCGATCTTGCCCACCGACTTCCCACCGGCAGCCAGCTGGCGCTTGATCTCCAGCACCTTCACGTCGGTCAACACCGACACTCCACGCCGACCCTTGCGGCTGGACTTACGAGTCTTACTTTGAGACTGGCGTACGGCTTTTGTCCGTACAACCTGCTCACCAGCAGGCAGCGGGATGGTCTGCTTGGGATTGGTCAGATCCAGCTCGACGTGCTGGCACGTATCAAGAGCAAAGCGAGCAGCATCAAGAGCCTTGATGACCTGATCAAACTGAGCTTCAGAAAGGATGTACATGTTCATTAGGTGGAACGTGTGCAGTGTAGTAGGAGAGAGCGGCCCTGTGTCAACTCCTAATTAGGCGGAAATTAGAAGTTGGTTAGTGGGTCTGACTACTGGGCTTCAAGCTCATCTGCTAGCGATAGCAAGATCAGCCTGTCGCGTTTGCAGTACAAGGCAGCAGTACGAAGGGCGGCGGCGATTTGACCGGCTTCGTTTTGTAGCCATTCACCGCCTGAATAGCGGCCATCGCTGGCTGCCTTGTAAGAGTCAAAAACTGCCTGAGCAGCAGGTGAAAGTTGTTGAGTCATCAGTTGATCGGACTACTGGGCTTCAAGCTCGCAACTTGGCAAGCAGATCTGCCGTTTTCTCGGTCAGCTTGCAGTAGCTGGTGCCTTCATGGCTGGAAACGATGTGCGGGCAAGTGGAGTTTGGTTGCTCGATCCAGTTGCCGAGAGCCTGTTGCAGGGCTGTGAATTCCTCCCATGTCATAGAAAGCGACTGGTGGCCTCGGCTTAGGTGAATATCAAAGCCTTCACTGTTTGTCCACTCGGTGACTTCGAGGAAGTCGTCGCCCTTGCAATCAATGTTGTAGTTTTTTAGTTCTACAAAGCGGCAGGTGCGTTGAGATTCTTTCATGGTGATTAGTGATGTTGACTAAGAGGGCAGGGACTCAAGCGCTTGCTTAATGGTTTCAAGGTCTTGGTGAAACTCTCTAGTGTCATCAGCACCTGTGGCTATGGCATAGAGGGCACCTAGCGCCTGCTCCCTCAAGCTCGGCGGCTTGGGGCGGCGATCTGCGCGGAGCCCTAGGGCAGCGTCATAGCCGTCGCTGTCTCTGACCCACTCACAGCACGCCTCCAGCTCCTGGTCAGCGCCCCAGCGGGCGGCTTGGATGGCGAATTGTCTGATTAAATTATCAGAAGTAGCAGTGCATTTGTTCCACCATTCCACCACCAGCTCAGGCGGCGGGGTAATCGGGTGTTCTTGAGTCATTGTTGAACCTCGTAGTGTGTAGAACTAATAACTAATCCGAACAGTTGCCGTTCCATCGAGTGGAACACCTAGACGGTGTGCTGCACCAGCAGAAAGATCAATGCTGCCGCAATCACAGCGATCCGTAATCGGCACCACGACTGACCGCCCTCGGTGCGACACACGCACTTTGGTGCCGCAAGGCAACCAAGGATGCGCCGCACTCAATCCCCAGTGCCGGTACACACTTCCGCAATACGCCACCTCTCCGTGATATTCCGGGTGGTAGACAGTCGCGGTAACTTCCCGGTCTGTGTGATGTGCCAGTGCTGGCCCGTTAAAAACAAGTGCTGCAGCAAGTAAAAAACGCTTCATGGTCAGTTGGTTTCGAGTTCGAGTTTGATAGCAGCCTGGAAATAACCAGCCACTTTTAGTCTGCGGTAAGCAGGACCAGCTTCTTCAGATTGCTTGTTTTCAATGTTTTCGTACTCATGCCGCGCTTCTTCAAGAGCAGCTTTCGTATCGACATTGAGCAAGTGAAGTTCTGAATCAGAGAGTTCAGAAAGCTTATCCAGATAAATGGTCCGCCCGTTCAAAAGGTAAGAACGATAGAACGGAACCATTGCGTTTTCAGTCATCAGCGTGTTGAACGACGTGTGAATTGCGAAGTTGAGAACGGATCGTGATGGTGGCGTCGTACCCGACATTGCCGAGATACTCGGCAGCCCGGAGAGCCACCATGTGCGCCATTAGCGCTGGATCGTGCTTGTACTTGCCGATGGTGTCCATCAGCTCGTACACGTAGGAGTCACATGCCTGGAACTCCTCGGGAAACGGTAGCCCCAAAGTGTCGTACCAATCCGACTCCAGTACGTCCTGCCCAGGCTCCAGGGGGTTGGGTCCCCACTCCCCACCGTCATCCCCATCCCAGCCATAGTCCTTCCGAATCGCCCAATCATCATCTGACTGGCGCATTGCACGCTCCACATCAGACAAGTGCTCGTACCAGTTCGGGCGAGTCTCCAGTTGCTGGAGATTGAAAGCTGCGTCAGTCATTGAAATTTCATGCAAAAAAGTTTGGGTCCTGCTGCCGTAACCGGGTGAGATCCGTAAGTCTCAACTTGAGAATCTCGTGGATCGCCAGGTTGGCTAAGCGGGTGGAGCTGATGGTGTCGCTGGTGGCGAAGACGTAGATGAGGTGGCGGTAAAGCTGGGTCAGGGTGCGAATTCTGACCCAGTGGGTGTCGCCGGGAATGGGCTCGGTGCCGTAATCCCAGTCCGAGTAGTCGCTGGCGTTGCGCAGTTCTCGGGCGTCAGTCGTCCCAATCAGACGTGTCGAGTGGAGCCCAGTCATCGACGCGCTCGGTGAGCATGGCCCTGAGTTGAGCATCGGTGGCTGGAATCAAGTCTTCATCTGAAAAGTAGAGGGTGCCTCGGCACAGGGCAGGCCCCCACTCGGGCGGATCGAGCTGCGTCTGCGGATAGACCAGTACAGCGTCATCAACAAGGGCATCGACAACGAGATGGTCGCCCTCAAATCGCAGTTCCTCAATGTCCAGTACCTTCACTTGACCTCCTGAGCAGTCTTGCCAGTCTCAATCCGGTCCAGCCATTGGTCCCAGCTCATCTTGAGAAACTGCTCCAGGTCCTGCAGCTTCTCAAGCTGATAGATGTCGTAAGCCGGGTTGAGGCCCATGGCCTCCATGTCGGCAATTTTCTGCTGGAGCGTGATGATTCCCCAGTTGACCGCGAAGTACCACGGGCTGAGGTTGGTATTTTCGACTGGAGTGTGAAATTGATCCATTT